AACTTAGGAGTAAGACATGACAATGAAAAAATCAAAACAGCAACCTTATAACAGATATGGGAATGGTGGTGATAGAGCAAAAAAACCAATATCCACTATCAGAAAAAGCATTACATATAGCACAGATACTCCTGACTTGTTACTAGATTTAGATGCAACTGCAAGCAATACAGCTTCCAAAGAAGCTCCCATATCTATGGTTAAAGTTAAAAATGATGGCTATGTTTCAGCTTTAGCTATATTTGCTTTCAATAAATACGAAGCAGCTGGGACTGTGCACGGAACAGAGTTTCTTCAGTTTTTACTAAATCCAAACGAAGAAGTGTCTCTGCCTACCACAAAAGGAATATTAACAGATTCAGTAGAATATTTTGATGGAACATCAATAAACACAGAAAGTCCACACCATACAATGAAAGCAACTACAGGGAACACAGTAACTAGTGGAGAGCTAAATAATACAACAGACCCAGTAGTTTTTGAGCCAAATAATGGAGAGTTAAGTTTTAAAGTTGGTGATTTAATTAGGGTAGACGATGAAATTATGGAAGTTTTGGGTGTGTATGGTGATAATCCAACAACGACTGCATTAGCAGACAATCATATTGTTGTTAAAAGAGGAGTTGCAGGGACAGACCCAGCCACTCATTCTGGTACACCTGCTATAGATTTTGCTTTTCATAATCACTATCATTCTTTAGCTAGATACAGTGTCGCTCAGACAGACTCACTAGGTAGATACAAGAGTAGTAATTTATATGGCAAAGGAAGAGCAGACAGTGGACAGTCTGGAATTGTAGCTGGTAGTTTAGCTTTCCAGTTTTACACACAAGGCACAGCAACAATACCAATCAATGGTGGGGCTACACCAGATGGTGAAACAGGTTTAGTTGCTTCAACAGAGTATGGATTTGACATTACTGTTGATGGCTCTGGCAATCTAACATCAGATTTTATGAAGTTCACAACTTCAACTAACACTAAGTTTGGAGGTTCTGATGGTGTCATACAGAAAATACAAGATGCACTAGATACATATTATTATACTAATGGCTCTAATATATTAAATGAAAGAGTGACTGTTGGTTTAGAAAATGGAGATATAGTATTTAGAAGTGGTTCATTTTTATCAACATCAGCGATAACTATAGCTAATCCAAGTGCTGGAGAGACAACACCATTCGGTGTAGGAAGAATACCAGCTTTGTCAGCAGTTGTCCATGAGGACGCTAGAATGGAAACCGAAATAGTATATGACCCAGTAACTCACGGAACAACTTACAAAGAAATATTTATAAGAGATGATGGTAATGGTAACTTGATATGGAAGAACGAAAGAAAAGTAGGCGAAATAAACTATGAGACAGGTGCTCATTTTTTTACAATTCCAGAACGCCCCAACGCAGAGTACAAATTTAGTGCATTACACACAAGCCCATTTAGTGGCAAACTAGACGGAACTGCTTCTGGTAGAACTAACGCATTAAGACAAGTTCTTGGAAATACAACACAACAAAAGTGTGAAGCAAAATTAACAGTCACAACCTACTAGGAGATAGATATGCCATATCATTACGGTGGTAAAAAAAAGATGAAAAAAGGAAAGAAAAAAGTTCGTAAAATGAAAAGAAAGCCAATTACTAAAAGGAAGAGGAGATAAATGGCAACTGATTTTAAATATGCAAGTCAAAGTGATTTAGAAATGTATTATCCTAACTTCTCCCAATATGATGCTAAAAGACAAATACTAGGCTGGGAAACAACAGGGACAAGTAATTTTTACAAGGCATATAATACTGGATTAATTACTAATTTATTTTTTGATGGCATAGAAGGTACAGCAGTAACAGATGACCCTAATGCAAATTATGAGTTTAGATATTCTTCTGGAAATGATTCTGTTGAAGTCTTTATAGATACAGCAAATCCAATAGACTTACTCATTGAAGGTGGTATTGACAATGCTACCTATTTTGACCAAATGCTAGTAAATGCGTCAATGGAGCTCAATAATTTGCTTGATGGTAGATATGCTACCCCATTGCCAAAAATTACGCAAATAGATGAAAATACAGTGTCTGTGTCACAAGCAAAAGAATATGATGCAATCGTAATTAAAATGACTTGCTATTTATGCGTAGCAAATATACTAAGAGCAGAGAATCAAACAGAAGAAGCTGATTATTACTATTCACAAGTCACGAATCCAGAAAGAACAGGTATAGCTGATAGGCTAAATGCTGGTGAGTTTAAACTGTCATACGAAGTAGACGCAAAAGATAAGCAAGGTAGAGTGACCTATAAATCTGTCTCAGGAAGTATGGACATTGTAGAAGTTGCTGGTGTGTATGTAGGCGAAAAATACGACTTATTAAAAATAGAATGTACAGTGTCAGGTGCATACGGCGTAGCTAAAGCAAAAGTGCATTATTACGCTGATAATAAATTGTTTGGTGCCGAATCGGCTGAAAAAATTGTCACAGGTGGACTACAAACATTACAAGGTATGGGTGGGCTGCTTGTTAGATTTCAAGGTGCGTCAATGACAGATGGAGATATATGGGAGATAGAAGTGACAAGTGCAGAAAGAGAAATATCTAATGCACAAACCACAGCGATAAATCTAACTAGAAGAGGGTATGGGTACTAATGCCAATAACTCCTATTAATAATTTTAAAAACATAATGGACGCTTTGTTGAACAAAATACGTACTGAGTTTGGCAACACATTGCCTGTATATGTAGCACACGAAACAAAGAACGTGAGTAGTCAGTATTTAAAGCTACAGCCAGTAAGCGATACACTATTAGAGTACGCAACTTTTTCAGAGACTAGAGAATATGCACTTAATATGTTATATTATAGCAACACAAAAGACATAGAAAAGGTAAAACTTGAGAATGTAATGAGAGTAGTAGCTAGGATAGAAGCACTTATCCATGATAACATTGTACTCACTTTATCTGATGGCTCAAAAGCGTATGACTGTAGAATAGAAACATCTGAATACAACACAGAAGAAGAAGAAGAAAAGTATGTAGTGACCATGACTTTTAATTGTAAACATTTAGGAAATGTAGCATAGGAGCAAAAATGAACGTAAAACCATTAACAGATAAACTAGTAAAATTTAATTATATTGGTATGCCTTGCACGTCAAAAGAGTTTGATGATTTAAAAAGTGGGAAATCAATAGCGTTGCCGAAAGAAGTTGCATTACAGATGCAGTCTATGGGATTGGTAACATTAATAGAAAAAAAGAAAAAAGGAGATAAGTAATGGCTATAGATACAACAATAGTTCCCATAAGTGACGTTAAGGTTGGCATTAAAGGAGAGACTTCTTTTGGGGTAGGATTAGATAGTGCAGGAAATGATGGGACAGCATATAGACAACTTCCTATTGTGCAACCAACAAAACCAACTTTTAATGTGACTAGAGAGTCAAGATTGTTATCAGGAAGGGGCTTGGTTAAAAATTCAAGTGACACTATTTTAAACACTAGAGGTGGAACAGTTACCATGCCATTTGACATGATTGCTACACCTAAACTTTTAGCACAGCATTTAGCACTGGTTTCACAAGAGCATAGTGAGTCTGGAAGTTATGTGCATCTAACAGAGATAGGTGGACAGGGTGCCAATATTTCTAGCATAGGTGGCTCTATTTCAAACAACATACCACATACTGTTAATCTAGCATACTATCCAAAGGCTGGTGAAGGAATAAAGCTGACTGGTGTAATGTGTTCAGACTTAACATTGTCTTTAGATTTTGGGACAAATGGTGGCTTTATGAATATGAGTGGCAACTACTATTCTGGTTTTTCTAATCCAGTTTCGACAGGAACAGTTTTAGAGCAAACATTTGATGGCACTTTTTTAGCCCCTGAAACAGCAGGCTACTACAATATAGCTGACATGTCTACAAAGACGCTTACAGTTGATGGAGCAAATATGGATATAGTTCTTAAAAGTTTTGACGTAACTATATCAAACGGAGTAAATAGAGTTGGATTTAACTCTAATGGTGACGCAGAAGCCTACTCTATACCAGAGTATGCAGTAACAGGTAACATGACTGTTAAGTACGATGCTAACGTAGATTATGGAGCAGGCGAAAATGTGGTGCAAGACTTCCTTGATGGAGACACTCTAGCAATAGCAATTAATATTGGTGATGGAACAGTGTCATCGATTGGAGAAGCAAACATCGCAATGAATGTTCAATACACAGGAGACCCATCACAAGACATATCTGAAAATGGAATCTTTCACTCATTGGCTTTTGAAGGTGTTTCAACAGGCTCTAGTGATACAAACGAAGCACTGCAAATGTCAGTATTTAGTGGTGAGTCTCAATCAGCTTGGTAAACTAAAGGGTAACTAAAATGGTTAAAATTAAAGGCGAAAACAAGCAAAGCATAGAAGTAGACGTAAAAGAGTTAAACTTGCGTGATAGGGGTAAATTTAACAATTTATACCACAAAGCAGAGCTATCTGAGCCATTAGATTGGTTGTCTTTTGCAGAATGTTGTTTGGTTGGCTCTAATTTTACGGAAGAAGAACTAAACGAATTTACTGACATTGAAATCATTATGATTGCTAAAGAATGTTACTTTGTAGTGAATAAAAAAAAATTGAAGAAATAGTCTTACGTCTTAACGTACAAATTTCTTTACAAGGGATAGCAGAAAACCCATATTTTAAACAGTTTCCTTACGATGCAATTAATCCTTGCACTGGGAAAAAAGTAACTTTAGGTGACATTGATGATGTGCATAAAATCATGTTTGAGTGTTACAATGACTGTAATAAAAGAGGATTTACAAAATTGGGATTAGCTTTATACGAACAGAGCACGATGTTTGCAGATATGAGCAAACTTATTGACCCAGAGTGTCAAATAAGAATTAGAGAATATCAATTCTGTAAAGAGTTTAACTGTCCCCCTTATCCATCATTACAAGAAACCCCAGCAGACATAGTAGATGAGTTTATGGTAATTCATGAAGAAATGTTACAATATAGGCTAAAAGGAGATTAATGGCTAACAGAACCATATATGAAATCATAGCTAAGGCTATTGGTTTTGGAAATACAGATAAAAAAGTAAAAGGTCTAACAGGTAGTTTAAGAGCAATGGCAGGTGGTTTAGCAACCACAGCAGCTGCTTATAAAGGTTTTTCGGTAGCAGTAGAATCTGTAAGACTTGCAGGTCAATTAGAAGGTGTAGAAAACGCATTTAATAATCTAAGAAAAGAAGCTGGATTTTCAGAAAACACATTCCAAAAACTAGACAGGGCTCTAAATGGTACAGCAGACCGTATGACTATAATGGAGCAAGCCAACAATGCAATGTTGCTTGGTATAGCTGAATCTGATGACCAGATGGCTGAAATGTTCGACACAGCCCAGAGGTTAGCACAAGCAGTAGGGCAAGATGCTACATTTGGTATAGAATCTCTTGTGACTGGATTAGGAAGACAATCAAAATTGATGCTTGACAACTTGGGTATTATAGTTGATGTCGATAAAGCGAATAGAGAATATGCAGCAAGTTTAGGTAAAACAGCTAAAGAACTTACAGATGCTGAAAGAAAACAAGCGTTTATAAACAAAGCGTTGTCAGAAGGTAAAAGGCTTGTAGAGGGAATGGGTAAAGAGCAATTAACTACAGCACAAACACTAGAGCAATTAACTGCTGGATATACAGATTTAAAGGTAGCTATAGGCGAGTCATTAATAGACGTGGGAGCTGTTGGTTTTGTAGAGGAATTTGTTACCTCGCTAAAAGGATTACTCGATATTAGAAGGAATGAGCAGCAAATAATAGAAGATACTGCTTTTAAATATGGAAAAAATACAAGTGCAATAAGCGAATTAGAAAATAGACTTACTTTTTTAATACAAAAACAAATTCAATTAAAAAATGAAACTTTCGAGGTAGGTACAAATACTCGTATTTTTAGCACAAACGCAGATGCTGCAAGAGATGCTGTTAATAATTATAGTGGATTTGTTTCTCAAAACACTAGTGATATGCAAAAAAATAAAGAAGAAATTATAAATGTAAGAAAAGAAATTAATAGTTTAATAGAAGCATATAGCATATCAACTGAAAACAATGTATCAAACACAGCAGCGTTAAAAGAGAATGACATTCAAATGTCAAAAATAACTTCTTCAACTTTAGAGTACATAAAAGCTACAAATGAAGCAAGGAAAGCTGAGAAAGAAGCAGCAGAAGAAGGTAGAAAAAATGCTAAAATAAAAAAACAAACTAATCGTGAAACTGTAGCCATATCATTAGGAGCTTTGAAATCAGTTGGCGAAGCTGTTGGTGCTGATGCTGAAACACAGCAATATTTGACAATAGCACAGGCTTTAGCTGATACATATGCTGGAGCAAACAAAGCATTTGCACAAGGTGGTCCGTTAGGATTTGCGACAGGTGCAGCCGTTATAGCAGCTGGTTTGGCTAACGTAAGAAATATAAATCAAGCATATAAACAATCACAAGCACAGTATGGATTCGAGGGTGTAGTTTCTGAGCCTACACAGTTCACTGTTGGTGAGCAAGGTCAGTCAGAGTTTGTATCTGTTACACCATTAGAGGGCGTAAATAACGCTACAGCTGGAGGAATTACCGTAAACATACAAGGCAACCTCATGACGAGTGAATATATTGAAACAGAGCTTGCTGAGCAGGTGAGTGAAGCAATAAGAAGAGGAGTGTCGTTCGCTTGATTCCATTAATAGATAAAAACAAAATCAATAATGATTCAAGGTCACCCATAACGCATTTCGATTATTTAGTCCAAATTATAAGTCAAGACAGAACATTCTATTTAGGCACTAACGCTTTTACGGTAGATGATATATTCTACGATGACATTATAGAAAAAATATCTGGTGCCAGTGAAAGTATTGACCTGTTTACAAAAAAAATTAAATTAAGTGGCACAACAATAGTCATAAATAATGGCAAGATTGACTATCAAAGTAGATTCTCTGATAAAATACAAGGTGAGATGTTTGGTGCAGTAGTAGACATTTATATCAAATCTGCATCTTGTGACACCCTCCAAGACTGTATTAAAATATCTAGCTTGCAAATTACAAGAATAACTCATGATGACAAAACACTTACTATTTCAACAGAGGATAGATACATAGATGAGTTCCATAAAGAACTGCCATTAACTGAAGACACTTTATATGAAGGCGTAGACACTTTTGTTGGAGACAATGAAAGTAGAATCCCAATACTTTATGGACACTTAAAAGAAGCTCCTGCTGTTGCTATTATAGAAAACAATGAAGAAGAAAATCCTTTTACAGATAATAATATTATTATAGTTCCAGACAGGGCATTTAAGGAAGAAAATAGAGACATTATTGGAATCAAGCCCATATCACCACTAGTTGAGACAGACTCAGAGCCAAATCAATTAATAGAAAAAGATTCATTAAAAATTAAACTAGGAGACTCAGCTGCTACAGTATACTCTACGCCACCAGACAGGTTGCACAGAGAAATGGCTTTAGGTAATAGCCTTAGAGAGTTTGAGTTTGATACTAAATGGAATACACAATATACTGTATCAGAAGACAAAACACATATTAGATTGCAAACAGAATCTAAACCAGAAAATTCTGAATACACACTACAATCAAATTTATTGTGTGGCGAAGTAAGTAAGTTGATTGGAACAGAAACATTTAAAACTAAAATATATAGAGCAGATGATGTTATAATTAATATGTCTGATGACGATTATTCTGTTCCACATTATAGTGATGATGATACTTATTTAGACTCAACAGCCCCAGTGCCAGAGAACTACGACATGTTAAGTTTGCCTGCGTTTTATTTAGATGATAAAGACACAGATACAAATGAGGAAATATTTGAAAACGCTGAAAATGGAATACTTGTAAACATAAATCAATCTAATTATTTGTTTCAAGTTGCAGAAGAAAATTTTGGAGGATTTCCTTGGACTTCTGCAGTTGGGACGCATTTTGATTTTGACATTCCAGTATTTCAAATAGAATTTGAGCCACTCAAGTGTAGTATTGACCAGTCAAAAGGTGAAGATGACAGTTATAGTGACGCAATGATTGTTGGCAGGTTTAAACATTTTTCAAAAAAAGTATCATTTGAAAATGGAACTGTTGGGGACGTAGAGCATTTAGAATATGCTATTTATCCTGCAATAGGTAATCAAGAAACAGAAAATCTTGTAAATGTACAATCTTACAGTTTCGCTCAAGGACAAGCTAGTCCAGATGAGGTAATACAAATGTCAGAAGATATTTTAGGTTTGCCATCATTTGCAACTGGAGCACTAAATACTTCTTTTACAAATAGACCAGATTGGTTTTCTGGTTACTTAGATGGATACGAATTAAACTTAGCTAATTTTTCTAATAGTATATTGCAAAAGTCACCACTTAGAATATATGTAGCAGAAGCACCATCATTAGGTGCTACTATAACAGACCATCGACACACATTTCACACTTTGAGACAATCAGATTCTAATACTTGGGTAAATACATGGAGGAACTATTATGAGTCTGTAGAAAGAATTAATTGGGTAAATCAAAATATTTTTACTGGTATTGTTATGCCACGTTTTGAAGATGATGTTGTCGATTTCAACCCAACACAACCAAGGGAACTACAGTTAGCAACTAAAGCTAATTTTAATGGAATGTTTTTAAAACGAGTGTGGTATCAAAAAGACGTATTTAATAAAAAGTTTTTTGTAGATGCAAAGGGTAAATTTACAAACAAAACATCTAACACTCTTGGAGATGGTAAAAAACAAATATTAAAAGCAGAAAACGTGTCAATGTTTTATATATCTACAGAGCCTGACTCTGATGAGAATCTTACAGTTGCACGAGATAAAACTGACCAAGCACTTTTTGAGCTGTATGATTACCTAACAAAAGATAGATTTAAAACTAAATATATAGATGGAGTTGAGTATGATTTAGTAGTTACGGCATCTTTAAAAAATGATACGAATAACAAAATCGTGTTTTATGATATAGATATTAATGATTTTAGAGTAATTCCAGAACCATCAAGAATAAACTATTTATTTAATTTTAATTGTAAAATTTTTAGGAATGTGAACAATGAAACTGATTATGTAGATTTGACAGACATACAAGGCAATAACCTTGAGTTTATAGATGTTCAATTAAGATATGCTTCAAAAAATATAAACTCTGCTACAAGTATACATGATAGCTGGACATATTTTGATGAAACAGACAGTGTGGAAACACCATTTGTTTCAGTTAATTTAAGTGACCAGCTAACATATCAAAACAAATTAGCATATTTTTCTTCAGATTTTCAATTAACAACCAATAGAGTTGTTAGAATATCAATGGGCAATAATCACCCAATTACATCAAATACTGATGCACAACATGCGTACGCAGAAACATTGATACTAGAAGAAAATAAGGAATTAATTAGAAAGCCAACTAATGTGATACAAGATATTGCATATAGAGAGCTAGGTATAAATCAGCAAGTATACACAAAAAATGTAAAAGATAATAATTATAAACTTGACTTCTCTGTTGATAAAGAATTAGAAGGAATTGAGGTGATGGAGAATATAGCAAAGTCATCACCATTTTTTTATAAAACTCAACTTCACTCAGGTCGTCCATCAGTTATAGGAATTAAAGAGTTTTATGATAGTAACGATGTTGATAAAAAAATTAATATTAACAATTTATTTAATTATAAATTTACAAAATCTAAAAAGGAAGATGTCGTCTTAGAGTGTGTAGTTAAATATGGATATGATTATGTAGCAGAGGAATATAAAAAAACGACTAACCCTGAAACAACCTTAGCTAAACACGCATCTGAAGTAAAACAAGACTACATTGACAGATATGACATAAAAGATGAAAAAACACATGTGTTAGAACATGAAGCTCAATACATACAAGACCAAAAAACAGCAGAAATATTATCTAAGCATTTATTTGAGTTGTACAAAAATCAACACCTCGTAATAGATTTTAGTTTACCAATACAAGACGCATTAGAGTTAGAGGTTGGAGATGTTGTTTCTTTTGTAGACAACAAAGGCAATCGAGCTAACATTGGAGACGTAAAGCCTTTTGGTATAGATAAACGAAAAGTTAATATTATTGGCAATCAAGCAGCGTTTCCTTTTTTTATGATTACATCTATTAAAAAAGATTTAAGCCAAGTAAAAATCAAAGTAACTCAGTTACACGAATTGGCACCATCACCGTATGATAATTGGACTGTAACAGATTGGGGACTTTTTGAGTTTGATGAAGAAACAGGAGAGCCATTTATTCCAGTAATACCAGAAGCTCCTGTGTTGTTTGATTTGCAATTTAGTGTTGATGAATTGTTTAATTTAGATGAAGCACAAGGTGCTGTTGATTTTACTTTGTCAGTAACTGATGCTGATAATAGTATAGCACTAATACAAACAAAATTAGAGAACTTAGATACTAATGAAATAGTTTATGATTATAATGAGCAAAACGTATATGATGTTAGTGATTTGAATGTTGATAGTATAGATTTACAAGAAACATTACAGCTTGATTCTTATGGTAATTACAAGTTATATGCTAGAGCGATAGACTATACTGGCTTAGTTTCCAATGTAGAGGTTATTACTATTAACTATCAAGCGTTTCCAATAACAGAACCAGTTGCAACTATATCGCATGTACAAGGTTTGCTTGGTGTAGAAGAAAACGAAATACTAGCATCAACAGCAATAGATATTGATATTGATTCTTACGAAATTACATTGCCATATAATGAAGAAGGTTATGAAGTTCAACTAAGTGCAGAACAAAGCTATGTTACAGTGCCTTTGCAGGGCAATCTATCACAAATTTTATACAAAGAATGGACTATAGACAATGATAGTGGTGAAAGTATTTTTATTGAAAATGACGTTTTTGCTAATACTGTGACTATAGAAATTAATGAAGACAACATGGCATCGAAAATAGAGCTTGTTGTCACAGATGTTATGAATACAAGCTCACAAAACATTGAAGTCAATATAGAAATGGAGCCATTTCAGCCAGAGGTATTTGTTTTACCTGAAAATTTAAATGAGGTTTTCACTTTGACAACGATAGGGCAATTTTTACAAAATGTAGATTTCACTACTAATGATATTTATGCCTATCAAAATAATATAGCACCAATTAATAATTGTTATTTTAGAGTACAAGTTCTAGCTGATACAGACCTGATGAATTTTCAATACGTTAAAACAACACAACATTTAACAAGCGATGACTCATTAACAAATTTTGAAACTCATTATGAGCCACAGTTTGGATATACTGGTGGCAGTACAACACTTTTTATACCAGATGGGGCTATGAATGGATATAGTGTTTTAGCTAGTGCAAATGGACAAAATTTCTATTTTAAATTTCAATTAATAGATAACAATGAGGAAGTTATATGTGAGCGTAGAATTTATTTTGTTTTAGATGTAAACCAACCAAACAATCCAACTAGCCGAACAGAAAATAGAAATGGTGGGGCATACTCCAAATGAAATATCAATTAACGCAAAACTATAACTATATTGATATACAAAATATGTCAAATATATATAGAATTGTTTTTAAATACAGGGGTGCATTTTTAGCTAGTCTTGTAAACGAGGGTGTCGTTTTTATAGAAAACAACAAAGTTGAAATATTATTCCCAACTGTGCCTGTGACAGATATTTTGTTTAATTATTATGGCAATATTAAAATGACAAAGATAGAAGCCTATGACAGAAAATACAAAAAAATAAAAATTATAAAAAAAATAGTAAATGATGAAATACAGCTATCTAATGAAGTATGGTCTACTAGTACAAAAAACATAGAAACTTTTAACAAGACAAATAGATATGTAGGAGATGTTAAAACATACATTGAATATACTTATAAAAGTAAAACTAAATATGCGTCTCCATTGGTTAATAACTTACGAAGCAAAGATTTACCCCCAAAATATAAAAATAAACTACAAAAATTGAGGAATGATTATGGCACTTAAATTATCTGGATATGGTGCTGTTGGTAGCGTTAGACTGTATTGCAGTGTGATACAATACGCCAAGAGCATTGGATATGTAAAAAACATTTTTAATAGAAACTGCGAGCCCATAAATGATGAGCTTGCTACACCGTTTGAGTACAATCCAGCAAAATCACAAACATATCAAGCCAATACAGATGAGCCTGTTAGTGAAATAAGTTTTAACTGTGAGTTTAAAAGCATCGATGAGGGCGACAGAAACTTTGCACAATTATTAAAATTAATTAATTATTACGGAGTATATGGTCATAATATATCAACAGCATCAGGCAGCTTTGCAAAAACAAGTATTAAATGCTATGGACTTTCAGCTTTTGAGGATTTTGAATATACAGCAGTTTCTGAAACAGAGCCACAGTCATATCAAGATATAGTGGGAACCAATCAATCTATGGGCAATGGATACAGCATAGTTGGTGTTGAAAATTTTATGGGTGAAGACACTTATTTTGAAGCCATAAAAATAGCTCTGGAAGCCAAAGATGGAGAATCTTTTCAAGGTGACCAGTTTGATATAAACGCTATAGATGCTGGTGTATATGTAGACCTGCCACAAAATGCCAACCTAAATATGAATATTAATTATGATTATGATGGAATCAAGTACAAAAGAACTACAAGTGGAAGAACTATTCCCAATGTTCAATATTACAGGGCACCAGATTGGGGTAAATATTCAAGATGGACTCACGTATCAAACGAAGCACTAGACTTATCTAATAGCAATGATGACAACTGGCAAAACAAATTCAACATGAAAAACGTAGGAACAAACGGAAGAAGGTCATGGGATTTAACATGGTCGTTTTTATCTGAAGAAGACGTGATGCCATTTGTACACGAAGGAAATATGTTTGCGAATGGTATGTTAAATGCAAAACACGACACTCACCCTAATTTGCATATCCATGGGGGTACGCCAAAAAGTATAATAGGAACCATTATGACACTTTCTTTAGGGGGCAAAATTCCCATGGTTTTCCAACCAGATAAAGAAGTTAGAGATTTTATTTGGGTATGTATAGACAAAGGCATATCAATACAACAGGTTGCACCTAAGATGTACACCATAAAACTAAAATTAACAGAATGTTATTAGGCTATAAGTTTCCCTCCAACTAATCGAATAACACTCGACTAGTAGGCATAAAAGAGCCCTTTTCTTAATCGTTAAGGGCTTTTTTTATTGTCAAAAAACACTTTTTTAAAATTAAATGTTTGGTTTTTAAATATAAAGTGTAATATATTCATTTAAGGTTGTTGGGACTTTATAACATAAACAAGGAGTTAAAATGAAATATATTGAAAATCACGGTGGTAGAGAAAAGTATTACCCCACTAAGCTAAAAAAAGACAGAGCAGGGGATTGTGTTGTTAGGGCAATAGCAATAGCAACTGAGCAAGATTATCTAGAAGTGAGAGATGGTTTGTTTGAGGTAGCGAAAGAGATTGGGTTTATGCCAAACGACACAAAGACCTATCGGTTGTATTTGGAAAGAAAAGGTTGGACTAGAAAATCTCCACTTAAAAATGGTAAGAAAAAATATAAAGTCAAAAACATCGCTAAGTTTTTTCAAGGGGAAAATGTTATTATCCACACTTGCCATCATTTAACAACATTGATTGACGGAAATTTAAACGACACTTGGGATTGCAGGGAGTGGAAGGCAAATTCATATTATACAAAGGAGCAAGCATGAATGTAGAACATCAATACATAGACGGAGTGCAGTGCGACAATGAGGATTGCTATGCCTGTGCTAAGATGAAAGATTGTAATAGGTTAGATGAGTTAGATAAACAAAACAAGGAGAACAAGTAATGAACTATATAACAGAGCTATGTGGCAGTGTATTTGGGTCAAATACGCAAGAATTACTAGAGTCGCATGATAAGCATAGCAAAGATAAAACCTTGCTTAAAATCAAAGAAAAGATTAAACTAATCGGTTGGGGTGGGTATCATATTGTCGGCTATATAAACGGACATAAATACTACAAAGTCAAATTGCATGATGGGACATTAATCACAATGGAGAAGAATGGACGTGTCATGCACATATTACAAGATAAAACAAGGAGGTCATAATGCCAGTTAAAATACATGGTAAGGAATATTACACAGTAGCAGAACGATTAAACGAATTAAATAAACATACTGAGGGACAATACTCTTTAGAGACAGAAATGGTTTATTTTCAAGATGGTATGGTTGTTTTTAAAGCGAGCCTGCAAGTTGGTGACAGCACTTACGTTGGACATGCGATGGAAAAGGAAAGTGCAAACATGATTAATAAAACTAGTTATGTTGAGGTAGCAGAGACTTCAGCGATTGGACGCTGTCTCGCATCAGCAGGCTACTTGGGTTCTGAGTTTGCTTCGGCTGATGAGGTTGCAACTGCTATTTATAATCAAAGTCCAAATTCGCAAGCGGCATCGGATAAGCAAATAAACTATATTAAAAAGCTATGCGAAAAAAATGGGCTACAAGTAGACCAATATGTAACAAAAGAAATGAGCATGCAAACTGCAAGCGAAGTAATAGAAAAACTTCACAACACAATTTAGGGGGTGTAAAATGGTAATACATGAAGTAGAGTTTACAGGTACAGGACAAACGCAATCGGCTTACTTTTCTAGTAAGTCGAAAGCTGACAAGTTTATATCAGCAAATGCTACACATATAAACGTCAAGAGTGTTAAAATACATACGATGGAAAAGACTAAACAGCAATTTATTAAGTTTTTAAATCGCAATAACGGAATAGGTTAGGAGAACATATGGCAAATCAAAATAAAATTATATTAGATTTATGTGGTGGAACTGGTTCTTGGAGCAAACCATATAAACAGAATGGATATGATGTAAGATTGATAACATTGCCTGATAATGACGTTAGAGAGTATAATCCCCCTAAAAATGTGTACGGAATACTTGCAGCACCTCCATGCGACCAATTTAGCTTTGCTAAAACAACTGGCAAGCCAAGGGATTTAGAATCTGCATATGAGATAGTCAATGCGTGTTTAAACATTATAGCTAAATGTCAATATGAACTAATAAGTCCATATGCTAAAACTACATCATTAAAATTTTGGGCATTGGAAAACCCTAAAGGTTTATTAAAAAGGTTTTTAGGCAGACCTTGCTATGAATTTAATCCATATGACTTTGGTGATAATTACAAAAAAGCTACTTGTTTATGGGGTTGGTTTAATTTTCCAAAAAAAAATCCAATAAAATGTGATAAGGTTAAATTTGACAGAATGAAATCGAAAGACATTCACCCTGAGTATTTTGGTAAGTATACTAGATTAGAAAGAAGGTCAATGACACCACAAGGTTTTGCAAAAGCATTTTACAACAAAAATAAATAGGAGAACATATGGCAAAGCAATCACAAAAAGATAAAATATTAAAACATTTAGAAGACGGCAACTCGATTACTCCAATAGAAGCATTAGATCAGTTTGGTTGTTTTAGGCTAGCAGATGTAATCTTTCGCTTAAAACAAGATGGTTATGATATACAAACTAGTATGATAGAAAAAGGTGAAAAAAGATATGCTAGCTATCGACTGATGAGTACTAATGGCGAACTAAATCTAGGAAATACTACTAGATTTAAATACCCTGATTAAACTATATTAACTACAAGGATAGGAGCAAAATATGAGGAATAGAATCTTGCAAAAGACATTTTGGACATCTGATGAGATACTTGAGCTAGAGCTATATGAGAGATTATTATTCTTAGGCATGACGAACTATGCAGATGACGAAGGCATAATAAAGACATCGCCAAAAGGCTTAAAAGCAAAGATATTTCCTGCTGATGAAATTGCAATAGTAAAAATATCAGAGTCGCTTGAAAAGATGGCAGATTTAGGCTTAATTAAGTTTAATGAAGATAGGTCACTTTGCAGATTTACAAAATGGCATGATCATCAAAAAATTAACAGACCCTATCCATCAAAATTTAATTTTATAGACGAGAACAATGATGATTCAGTGAATGTTCATGGAATGGTGCGTGATGATTCACCCCCTAATAATAATAATAATAAGAAAAAGAATAGTAAAAAGAAAAAGATAGAAAATAATGAATTTCGTGTGTGGTATGATATTTATCCTAGAAAGATAGCAAAGCCAAAAGCTAAACATAGTTTTAATGCTATGATGAATAAGTATGACCTAGAAGAAATAATGGACGGCACTACAAGATGGGTGGAATATTGGGAGAACGCACATACAGAAAAAAGATATATACCTTACCCTGCTACATTTTTAAATCAAGCAAGGTTTTTAGATGAACCTGATGAGTTAGAGACAGAGGTATTGTTTTCTTTAGATTCCACAGGACTTTTCTATGTGGGATTCTGTGCTCAATGTAAAAAATCAGCTTTTTATAAAAAAGAAGAACTAAGTCAAGACTCTAAATGTTGTAAGAGTAAAATATTACCTAACAGAGATGTTAATTTAATACAAGACGTTAATGCAGAAGCATAGATTTATAGAGCAGTCACTTGCTCCTCCTTGTTCGTGTTCCCAACAACATCGAACATACTCACCTATAACTCCAGTAGTGAGGGCTGCTCTATAATGCACGTACTTGAAAGCTATTTTATGGCACTAGTTTTGTTTCAGCCAATAGAAGAACTATACACTTGTAATCACCCAAACACCATAGACAACAATCAACAATTTTTGTGTAACTGGGTAGATCAAGATTTTAGAGTAAACAAATATGGAAACAGAGTGTTAAAAAAATACAATAAAGATGACAATTTTATAAAAGCATATTACAGACGTAAATATTGGAGTAAGAATGACTAAACTAGATAGATTTGTAGGACAAAGAAACATAGAGAAGTCAAGAAAATACAAGGAAAGTTTTGTAGATGGTGGCAAGATATGCAGCAAATGTAAAGAAATAAAACCATTAGAAGAATACAATAAGAGACAAGGTGGAGTAACAGCTAATTGCAAATCATGCATATATGAATATAACAAAAAACGATGGGCAAGAAATAAACAACCATTATGGTAAGGAGTTAATATGAAAATATCAAGAATGACAAGAGGTAGTTGGGGTAAGATTGTAGCTTTTTTTGATGTAGAGCTAAGTGGTATGACAGTAAAAGGATTTAAACTTATAAGTGGGCAAGATGGCTTGTTTGTAGGGGTACCATCAATAAAAAAAGAAGACGGCACATACGATAACACAGTATTTGTAGAAAAAGAAAAGATGCCAATGCTTAATCAAATAGCTACAATGGAATATGACAAAGAACAAGATTATTAAAATAAGACATGAGTTTGTTGAAGAAGCTAGAATATATGCTGACAAGTCTAAATCTTATACATCTAACAGGCATGATTTTCATAAAGGAACATTAAAAGACAAACAACAAAAAATGTTTGAGGGTAAGTTGGGTGAAAAAATATTTAAAGAGTATATGTTAGAAAATAATATATTTTTTTTGGAAGATGATTCACATTACACAAAAGCAGACGATTATGATTTTAAGATAAAAAATTATTTAGTTGATGTAAAGACTAGGACAAAAAAATATCACACAAGAACGCTAGAGATGGTTGAGCAGTTTAAAAACAAACCTAAAGATATATATGTTTCTGTTAGACTATACCCTGAAAAATATACTGGATATATTATAGGGTGGGTAGGCAAAAAAGATTTTAAAACAATTAATAGAATAGAAAATCAAGGATATTTAGACAACTATGTTTTTTATGATGATGATTTAAGAGATATAGATGAGCTTAAAATATATATATAATTGTTTAAGTTTTTAATTAAGACAAGACCAAAGCCACAACAGAGACACAGGCACAAGGGTCGTTATCAATATGACCCATCAGCAAAAGACAAAAAAGATTTTGTGCTCTTGTCAAAAGAATACGCACCTAAAAAGCCAACAGCAAGAAATATAGAGATGTATCTAACATTTTGTTATAAAAGACCAAGGAACCACTACACATCTAAAAATAAAATATTGAAACTAAAGCCTGACGCTCCAGTATATAGAGCGAGTACACCTGATCTAGATAATTTAGAAAAGTTTGTGCTTGACAGTTATGAAGGAATATTTTATAAAAATGACTCGCAAATAGTAAGATTATCATCAGAAAAGCTGTATGGGGAAGAAGACTATGTGTACATTAAAATGTTGTATACAAAGAAATAATTAGAAATCAAAGAAAAAATATTATAAATTAGGACATGAAAATAGTAAATAAAAACATAGATTCGTTAATATTTGCAGAATATAATCCACGACAACTTACAGATGAGCAATATCAACATCTAAAAGATTCTATAACACGATTTGGATTAGTTGATCCGATCATAGTAAACCAACATCAGGATAGAAAAAATATAATAGTGGGTGGTCATCAACGAACAAAGGTAGCAAAAAAATTAGGCATAGAAGAAGTACCTTGTGTATTTGTGAACCTACCTTACGAAAAAGAAAGAGAATTAAATGTTAGGTTGAATAAGAATACAGGTGGTTGGGATTATGATATACTAGCTGATATGTTTGATTTAGATGAGCTTATTGACTGGGGATTCAAAAAGGAAGAACTCGTAGGATTTGATGCAGAGATAGAAGTAGAAGGTAAAATAGATGATGACGAGATACCTGAAGATGTAGAGCCAGTATGTAAATTAGGCGATATATGGGAATTAGGGAATCACAGGCTATTGTGTGGCGATTCTACTGTAAAAGAAAATGTAGAATTATTATTAGATGGCAATAAAGCAGAACTATTATTAACAGACCCACCTTATGGAATAAATTATGGCAAAATGTTAAAAGGCAAAGGTGATGGAAAGGGTGGCAGCGACAAAAACGGGTGGAAGTCTTGGAATACACCTGAATGGGATAAAGAAACTCCAAGTAAAACGACATTTGAAATGCTTATTGAAAAAACAAAATACCAAATTATATGGGGTGGCAATTATTTTACATATTATTTAAAACCATCTATGGGTTGGTTGATATGGGATAAAGGTCAAAGAGGATTTAGCCTTGCTGACGGCGAAATGGCTTGGACATCATTTAACAATGCACTAAGAATAAAAGAATATTCAAGAGCAAAGGCAAATAAAGAAGATAAAAGCCACCCTACGCAAAAGCCTATAAATATAATAAAATGGTGCTTAGAGTATGCAGATAGACATTCTAAAAATAAACCAAAAAAAATATTAGACACATTTCTTGGTAGTGGCTCAACACTAATAGCGTGTGAAAAAACTAAAAGAGTATGCTATGGAATGGAATTAGACCCACACTATTGCGACGTTATCATTAATAGATGGGAACAATACACAGGAAAGGAAGCAAAGTTATTAAATGGCTCGACCTAAGAAATATGATTTAGATACAGACCAAGTAGAAAAGTTAGCAGGATTCGGTTGCACTAATACAGAAATAGCTAGTTTTTTTGGGTGCGATGAATCTCTTATTCGCAAGAGTTATTCCGAATTTCTTACAAAAGGTAGAGAGAAGGGTAAAATACGATTAAGGCAGTTACAATGGCGACAAGCAGAAAGAGGTAATACATCTATGCTTATATGGCTAGGTAAACAGGTATTAAATCAAACAGATAAGCAAGAACTAGACACAAACATTAGACCTATATCAGGAATAGATTTTGAAGGCATCTAATATAAAACTATACCCTGAAGACTATTTACCACACCAGTGGGATTTTATAACTTGTAAAAAGCCAATTAACGCACTAGTTGGTGGGTTTGGTTCAGGTAAAACATACGCATTTCTTCATAAAACATTTATAAATCATGTCACTAAATTTAACGACAATGGTATATCTAACGGTTGGGTCATATATCCAACATATGAACTAGCAGAAGAATTGTTTGTCGAACCTATGAAAGAAATTTTTGAAAGAAATGGTATTGCATACAAATACAATGTGCAAAAACATAAATTCAGCACAAACTATGGTACTATGAAAATATATCAACTTCAAAAGCCACAAAGGATCATAGGAGCAGAGCTTACTTTTATTGGGTTTGATGAGTTCGATGTAGAGTCTTGGAAGAATTGCGATATAGCATACAAAAAAGCTATTGGACGTATGAGAGGTAGTGATAATTGCGAGGTTTATATCGTCACAACACCCGAGGGTTTCAAGTACACTCACTTTGTGTTTTGTGAGCAAGAGAACGATTCAAAAGCATTAATACATGGAAAGACTACAGATAATCCATATTTGCCTGATGCTTACGTAGATTTGTTAGAAGCAAACTATTCTAAAGAAATGCTCAAAGCATATCGTGACGGACAATTTGTTAATATATCTGCATTAAGCACGTACCATTCATTTGATAGGAGTAAAAATGTACAAAAATGTGAATACGACAGAAGCAAGCCAGTCAGGTTGGGACTCGACTATAATGTGGACCCCATGTGTTCAGTTCTTTTCCAAATCTACCCAAACGAACCAAAAGTCAGAATCTTTGATGCAATATCATTATCACATCAAGGTCGAGGGGACTTATTAAGTGCTAGAATGTGTGCAGTAATTAAAGATAAATATCCTAATAGTCAGTATATAGTATATCCTGATGCTAGTGGTTTTCAAAGGCACACGTCAGCTATGTTTAGTGATATAGATATTTTAAAACAAAATGGATTTCAAGTTCAGGTTAGGAAAACAAATCCACCTGTGACTAACAGAGTTAATTCGGTGAACAAAATGTTGGAGGGAAACATCATTATAGACCCGAGATGCAAAGCGTTAATACAAGACCTAGAAAAGGTAACAAACAAACAAGGTACTAGAGATATAGATAAAAGCAATAAGTTATTAACACACATGACAGATGCTCTCGGATATGCAATAGAATGGAACTTCCCAATCATTAAACCAACACTAGGAGCAATACAGAGATGATACCGAACGTAGGCAAACTATTATTACAACAAAGCAGATATGACGCACAACAAAACGAAAAAAACAGATGGCGTAAAAGACGATTAATAGCTAGAGACTATTACAACGGAGAGACCAAGCCATACACAGAAGATTATTTTAGCGTATCTTTGCTTAACAAGGTGCCTATAGCTAACGTAAACATTACAAAGCGTATTATAGATAGAATTAGTTTAGTATACATGAAGCCACCAAAAAGGGAATACAGTAACGAAAACTTTCCTAACTTGCTGCATGGCAAAGACTTTAAATTGCAACGTGCAGAGCGTATGACTAATCTACTAGAGCACATACTTATTAAACCAACTTACAGAAACGGTGTTATAGAACATGACATTATTATGGATTTTGAAGCACAATTCTTTGATGATGACCCACTTAGACCTAGTTCAATAACGTATCCGTTGGCAATAAAAGCATCAGTATTAGATGACACTCCTGAACTTTATGCTTATTGGGACGCAGAAAACACTTTTGTTTATGACGTAGATGGTAAGATACAAGATGACCCTGACAATCCTGACCACATAAATCCTTATGGAGTGTTGCCGTTTGTAGAATGTTTTAGAAATGGAAGACCTGAATATTCATACATAGACACTTCGCCTGCTATGGACATACTGGCAACTAATCTAGAAGTTAATGTGTCAGAAACAAACAGCAACGCAAATACAATGTTCCAGTCGTTTGGATATATGTATGTGAATGGAAGTCAAATAGAAAAAGACACACTAGAAGTAGGGCAAGATAAAATTAGTTTTCTAGGTATAGACGGGACTATGAACATTGTAAGTCCACCTAATACAGTAGAAGCCTTAGCTAATTCTATTGAGCATAGCTACAAACTGTTAGCACAGAACTACAATCTTAACATTGCTTTTGTAGAGGGTAGTACAGCAATGAGTGGTGTTGCACTAAAACTTAGAAACACTGAACTACAAGACGCACGTATCAGTGATGTCATTAGATGGAAACAAGTAGAGCAGAAGTTGTTTAATTTAGAGTCTATAATATTGGGCGTAGAAGCAAATATAAATGCAGGCGAGCTTTTAAAAGTAGACTATGAAGAATCTATGGAGATATTATCAGACGAAGAACAAAGAGCTAAGTGGGATTGGGAGCTAGCAAATGGACTTATAGATAGAGCAGACATATTAATGCAACGTGACCCTGATAGATTTCCTGACAGAGAAAGTGCACAAGATTATTTATTTGAAAGAAGCGAGCAAGACATAGATGAAACTGACGAAGATGAGCAGCCACAAGATAGTCTATTGCAAGCATTAACAAGACCTGTTGAATAATGGCAGAATATCAAGGCAAAAAAGTACAGCTAGACAAGCCAAGCAGAATACAAAAAGGCGAAGCAGGGTATGGACGCAAGAAGTTTAAAGTCTATGTGAAAGATGGAGACAAGGTTAAAAAAGTAATGTTTGGTGACCCAGTTAGAAAAATTAAAAGCAATATTAAGAAAAATAAAAAAAATTTTAGGTCTAGATTTAACTGTGATAGCAATCCACCTAAAGACAAAACAAAAGCAAGATATTGGGCGTGTAAATTTTGGTCATCAAAATCAGTAACAGAGTTGTTGCGTGGCTAATCAAAACTATATAGACACAGTAGCAGAAAAAATAGCAAGTCAAGTAGAGCAATTACAAACAGAAATGGTCAGAGATTTGCTCAAACTATCTAAAGACAGACGATTTAAAAATATTAATGAGTTTTTATTTGCTATGGAGCAGATAAATATTGAGCAACTTGTTACGATAAAAGCACAAAACATTCTAACTGGATACACAACAGCACACACGCAAATACTTAGCGACATGACGTTATTTGGAGAGATTACAGAAGATACGCTAAGAGCTGTGACAAACTTTAGTACATCTAGTTTTGCAGATACTTTAGGAAGAATGTCAGGCGTTATGAAAACAGAAATAATCAAAGGCGTTATAGGTGAATCAACAGAAAGAGGTATTTTACAAGCAATACAACAGCAAGCAGGCTTATCAAATGCACAAATGCAAACATTGGTCACTACAGGTCTAAACGATTATAGTGCATCAGTTGGAAAGATTATGATAGATACAAGCCCCGTAGCAACAAAATTTAGGTATGTAGGTGCACAAGATGACAGAACGAGACCTGTATGTAGAAGACTTTATGAAGCAGGTGAAATGACTAGAGATGAAATTAAAAGAGAGTTTGGTGCAGATGTGTTTGTGAATAGAGGTGGATATAATTGTAGACATCAATGGTTTCCAGTAGAAGCATCAGAAAAGAGTAAGAATGTTAGATAAAAAGTTTTTTACAACATTAGCAAACAAAATGCGTAAAGACTACGTAGACCATATTTTTGAAAAAGGTATAGATGTAAATGGAAGCAAGTTTAAAAGTTATAGCTCAAAATATGGCATAAGAAAAAGACAAAACAAATTCAAAAGACAATCAGCAGCGTTTGCTAATACAACATCACCTGTATTGACTGGCGATTTAATGAACGATGCAAAACCTAGTAGCACAACAAATTCTGCAAAAATAAGATTTGCAGCACATGGTGGCAAAATTAATAATCTTGCTAAGTTAGGCAGGGTGCTTACTAGCGATAAACAGCCATTGCCTACAAAAGTTATTTCAATGATAGATAGAGAAGTAGAGAAAGAAATAAAACTAAAGCTACCTAAAAGCAAAAGATTTAAATTTAAATTTGGAAAATAAATATTTTTTATATTGACTTTAATGTTTAATATATGTATAACGATTTTGTTAAAATAACTCACAAAAGAGGTACAAATGTCAGAACAAAACGAAACACCCATCGCTGAAAACAACAGCGTAACAAATGACAGCACAAAAGCTGCAACAAATGACAACATGGTTCCACAGCACAGGTTAGGCGAAGTTTCTGCACAAAGAAATCAATTAAGAGATGAAAATGCAGAGCTTTTATCTAAATTGCAAAAGTATGAGCAAGCACAAGAACAGCAAAGAAAAGCAGACCTTGAAAAGCAAGGCGAGTATAAAACCTTGCTTGAAGAACAAGGTAGAGAGCTTGAAAAATACAAAGCTGATTCTAATGCGTGGAATGAATACAAAACCAACAAGCGAGCATCAATTATGGAAACAATAACAAATGATGACGATAAACTAATTGCAGAAGATTTATCACTTGCGAAATTGGAGAAGTTTGCAAAAAGGGTGACGCAAACAAACACTGTAAATACCCCAAATCAAAGACCTGCGAACTCTAAAAAAGGGACAGGTGCATATGGTGGGTATAGTTCTTATCAAGAATGGGCAACAAAAGACCCTGAAGGTTATCAAGAAGCTAACACCGTCAAAGGTCAAGGAATCAAGATTGCATATGAGTAAAAAACATAGCAAGATATTTGGTGTAGACCTTGACCCAAACAATGATATGGTATTAGATAAGAAACCTGATGGCGATTGTGATGTTAAATATAAAGGTCAAGATATAAATTTTGACACTTATATAGATGAGCTAGAAGATAGAGCAAATAAGCAACAAAAAGGCAAATCAATCACAGGTAATGACATAGGAATGTTTTCGGGCGTTTCGTTTGATAAGAGTGGTAAAATAATAAGAAATTAAACTTAGGAGAATGAAATGAATCATTTATTAAATAATATACAAGGGTGGGCTCAAAATGGTTATGCAGGTAATCATTTGATGGCTGACGCTGTATCTGACACAGGTGCAGGCAGAGTAGTTGGTGGTCTAGGTAAGATTATTGGTGATGCTACTATTGCCTTTAATCACTCAAATGTAATGCTACCTCTAGTAACATCAAAGCAAGCAGTTAAAGGTGCTATCACAGTACAGTTTGTTGATTACACAAAGATAGGCTCAGGAGATGTTTCAACGCCTGGCGATGGAGCAGACCAAACAACAATGACATCTATTGACACAGCAGCTAGGTCAGTGACTGTTTCTGAGCATGTTATTAGAACAGACGTATCAGACCTTGCAGCTATGGGTAGTGCTGAGGACTATACTGGCAATGTTGGTGCTGTACTAGGTAACGCAGTTGCAGCAAAGCTAGACGATGACCTTGTGACACTAGGTGAAGCTTTTACACAAACTGAGTGTGGTGCAGGAACTGCATTATCACTAGACCACGTGTTTGGTGCAATGAGACAGCTAAAAGCAGCAGGTGCTCCAATGCCATATAATCTAGTATTGTCACCTAAGCAGGTGTGGGGCTCTAAAGGTTTATCAGGATTATTGATTGACCCGTCAGCAGGTGTACAGGCAGACAATCCGCTATCTCAATCTAAACTAGCAAACGGAGTAGTTGGAACTATTGCAGGTTTTGACGTTTACTGGTCAGACCAAATCAACGAAGATGTTGGTTCAGGTGGAGATGCAGCAGGATTTGCATTTAGTAAAGGTGCACTTGGATTGGCTATTGGACCTGAAGGACTAATGAGAATAGAAACAGAGCGTAACGCTTCATTCAGGACAACAGAGTATGTTGCCACTGGATTTTGGGGTGAGATAGAAATACATGATGC